AGGAAGGCTTCATTGAGCACGTTAGTTCCAATAAATCTTCCGTCGTCTGAACCCTTACCTTTAGTATTTGCGGTGGCAATGACGTTGAATCCTGCGGCTGGTCTGATAAATCTTCCAACTTTTTTAAGAAAGACACCAGTTCCTTCAAGGATGCTCTGAAGGCAGAGGATCTTGTTGGATGCAAGGTCGATTTCGTCAAGGAGCAAGATTGCACCTCGTTCAAGTGCTTCGATGACTGGGCCATTGTGCCATACGGTTTCGCCATTAACAAGACGGAAACCACCAATAAGATCATCTTCATCAGTTTCAATAGTAATGTTTACACGGATAAGTTCTCTACCTAGTTGAGCACAGACTTGTTCAACACCAAAAGTTTTTCCATTACCTGATAGACCAGTGATGAAAGCAGGGTAAAATAGCTTAGAAGAAACAATCTTCTTAAGATCGGTGAACGGGCCAAACTTGACGAAAGTATCATCTTTTTGTGGGATAAGGTTTCTTTCTGTTACTGGTTCCACTGATGGAGCACTGTAAGAGTTTTCTATTTTGTCTACAACTTTTTGGGTAACTGTAAGATTCCACTTACCTTTACCGACTTTGTATTGTGAGATCTTGCGAGTGACAGTAGCATATGCGATGTCATTCATTGCACAGAATGCACGAACTTCTGGAGTTGTGAATTCAGTTCCGAATTGTTTTTTCAATCCTTCAAATGCTTCTTGTTCAGTCATCTTTAATTCAAATGGAGCAGTCATAATGTATTTGTTTCTATATGGCTATTGTAATCCATATAGAGTTACAAGAAACATTCTATGTGCAACTTTTTATATTGGCCTCAAAATCTTTAAATGAGGATTGCAATTGACCCTCGTTTTCTTTTACAACTGGATCTAACTTATCATATCCTTTTATCTTTTTCCATTCATTGTGCAATGCACCTAATAACCATGCTTGAGATAACTGTTTAGGGCCATTCTCTAACAGTTCAAGATGACGTTTGTTACTTGTATACTGTTTGTAATCTTCTCTCCAATTGGAGTCATCGTAAGGTTTTTTATCCATAAGTAAATGTCTTTCCTTTAATTTGTGATTGCCCTTCTGGGTTTTTACCCTGTGGTTTGAATTTGCCTACACCTATTCTCTTTGCTTTACCTAAACCACCTTTCCTTGTTGCAGCCAGTGTACCAGTTTTTTTAACCTGTGTCAACACAGAGTCTTGACCATACTTTTTACCAAGTGCCTTCACTGTCTTCTTGAACTTTCTCTTACCCATCTTTCCAGAGGTAACAACATGACTTCTTTCTTTTACTTTCTTCTCTTTACCATCATCACCCTTCTCTACATATGAACCAGTTACCTTAGTTGCACCAGGTAAACCCTTACCTTTTATATCACGATCTAATTGTTTTGCTCTTGCTCTATTTTCTTTTGCAGATTTATCAGCTCTGGATGCAGACATTGTAGCCATACCACCTTTATCAGACTTGCTTTTTATTCTGGAGAGACTGCTCTCTTGCATAAATTCTTTGAATGTTTTCATTGTTCTTGTAATTTTTCTACAACAGTTTTTGCTTGCATAGGTGCAATATCATTCAATCCATTTGCATCAAACCAAGGTGCATCTTCCCAATCAAAACCTTCACCAAATGTATTGTCAGGTGACATAACATACCAATGACACTTAGCGTCAGGCACATCCACTGCACACACAGCCCAATCATCTGCCCACTGAGGCACTTGCACATACATCACTGGTAAGTGATTTGCAAACAAAGAAATAATAAAAGAAAAGAAAATCATTAATCCTTTTCCTTATTTATTTTTTTCATTACTTTATTATACATATCGAACTCAACTCCTTTATGTTTCAAGACAATTAGTTTTGTAACTGTCATCTCTTCATCATAAAAAAGGATCGGTTCGTCTTGTAATTTGATGTCTCCACTCATACTTTCCTCCTATGCTACGATTTCGATAAATTCACTCAATACTTTCTTATTTAGTTTTTTTACCTTGAGTGACTTGGCAAATGCCCTTTTGATCTCTGCTTTTGTCGCATCTTCTTTAACTTCAAACTCATCATCACCTGCTAAAGCATTAGAAGATAATCCAAAGTATGCATCATATCCAGATGTTTTGATACTAAAACTCTTTGTCTTCTTCCAATCCTTTTCAATCTTATCCATTTCGTTAGATGCATACTCACAATACATTCTAGCAAACTGCATACCCTCTCTGTTGTTCATCAATCTAATACCTACAAGATTTACAAATGCAAATGTATCTTTAAGATTCTCTAGTAAAGAGTTTGTGAAATGATGATATCCATACTGTAGTTTGTATGTCTTACCAAGTTTACGATCACGCAAGAAGCAAGTGCCGTAGTCAGGGCTACGAGTTCCCATATATGGTTGATCTTCCCAATGACGATTTACAGTTTTGTTGAAAGGAATAGTTCCTGCCTCACCATCAGTTAAGATTACACACTGAACCTTTTGAACTTTATTAACTTTTTGGAAGTGTGGAATGATTTGATGTAATGCTATGATTGCTTCATTCAATGGTGTGCCTGATAGATTCAATTTGCTTGGAATACCATAGCATGCCCATTGGTCACGATTAAATCTAGATGCCAATCTGTAAAGATTGATCATTTGTTTCTCTAGTGTTTTAGCATTCACATTACTAGTAAGCATATTAAGTAAAGTGAATCTATTTTCAACATAAAGTTCATTCTCTATTCTATCACAATGCTCTTTTGGTTCAGCAAATTCAGAAACATATCTTTGCTCTTTAGCACTCCAAGTACGACCACCTGCATTATTCCACTCATTAGTGAAAGCATAAACTTCAAATGGTATGTTTACTTTTCTACAGAACCAGACTAGATTGAAAAGTTGTTTGATGGTATCCTGTAAGTAATAACTCATTGAACCAGACCAATCAAGTATGAATATAAGACCATGATTCTTACCATCAGGAACAACAGTTACTTTCTTAAATAGATCTTCATTGTATTTGTAAGTATGTAACTTAGATGTATCAAGAACTCCAGTGCGAGCAGTAGATGAACGAGCATATGCATCAGCAGACTTCTTACACTCAAACTCTTTGACTAAGTAAGATACCTCTTTCTTTGCATTGTTCTTGAACTTATAGAAGTCTTTATCAACGTCTTCAAAAATATTGTCACTAAGTTTTATAGTTTCAAACTCTTGAGTTGATCTATTGTATCTTGTATGTTCTGTTCTACGTTCTATTTCATTCTTCCATCTTTCAGAATCACCTCTGAATGACTCATCAATATAATCGTGAACATCTTTGTTATCAGCAATAATAGTATCAAGATTAACTTTAGGGATAGACACATAGATGTGATCTCCACCAGATGAGTTGATTAACTCTTTGATATTATCTTCCAAATTTCTAGCAGTTTCAACCTCTACCTCCCTGTCTAGTGGGCCATTAGCACCTTTCAATCCACCAAGTTGTGTTGATCCCTGATCCCAAGGTTGTCTAGGGTCAATCGTTAGTTGATCAGGTGTCTCTTCGATTGGATCTGAATCACCTTCTTCACCCTCACCTTCAGTTGTATCACTCTCATTCTCACCTTGACCTGCACCTTGAGCATCACCACCTCTCATTTCTAAATCTACTAGATCCTCATCATCATCAGGTTTTGCATCTTCACCTTTTCTATCCATCTCTTCTTCACAGTATTCATTTAAAATCTTTGCAGCATGAAGTGTATCGTCAAATGATTCAGTAGCATCAATCAAATCACGAATCTTTATCTCTTCATCAGTAAAATCAATATCAATAAATCTACCAATCTTGAAGTATAGATTTATACGATCTGCAAGATTCATTTCATTAATATCCTTATCCTTTACTGAAAAGAAGTCTTGACCGTGAAGTTCATTATATCCATTAAAGAATGATTTGTTTATACCTGCATACTTACGCTTCATTAACTTCTCTACACGAGCATCTTCAACAACATTCACAACACCGTGTGGAACAGGGTTATCTATCCACCACTCAATATCAGGAGTGAAGAGTGCGTGTGAAACCTCGTGACCAACAAGCATATCATACACTGCGTTACTTGCTTTCTCCCACAATGGTAGAGTCAAGACACGAGTACCGACATTGAATGATGCAGTCTGAACTTGTCTATGCTCTACAACTAGATCTTCAGTAGCAAGTAGTCTTGCAAGTTGTGATTTGATTTCCTGTGTTGCTGTCATCTGTATTTCTCTGTATATGGCCATAATACTGCAAATCCACCTTGCGAGGGTGGATGTTGTGCAACTTTTTTAAGTGGGCCAATCTTGCCTTTGCTTGACGCAGGGCCTGCGGTTTCAAAGTTCTTTTCTGTTCTTTTTTTGAATGATGTTGCCAATTAGGAATCTTCATCTTCATTACCCCACTGTTCTAAGTCACCAGTTGTCATACCTCCACAAACAGTATATGAATCTGGATCTGCAATACCAACTGGATTTAATGTTGCAGGATTACTCCCTTGTTGTCTACATGTATTAATCATAATACTATTTATGATTTTGAAAGAAAAATACTTGATTTTTTCTATAATCTTCACCATAGTAACGATGACTACAAATGTCAACCCCATGAGGAAACTTAAATCCATCAAACAAAACTAATCTATTATACTTTGGTTCAAGAGTTTTTAAAATTTTATAATTTTCTCTCAGTCTCCATGGTTTATAATGTTCTGGAGCATTAGGTAATTCATCAGTGGTGTCTGTAGAATATAAATTTGTTCCACACTCATCACTAAAGTAAACTATCCCATTGTATCCATTATCTTGATGTGGCCACCAAACGCAGTTTTTATAATCATTGAAATCATGATTAAAAAATCTTTGCATATTTGTAACTATGGCATAAGTTTCTGGTTTTTGATCACATATTTGACTTATAAAATTAACAACATTATGAAGTCTTTCATCTTCTTTGATAAGTCTTCTATCTTCAAAATGAATATTATTATATGATGGTTTTTGTTCTATCTTATGTAAGGGTGTGTCTTTATCGAATAAGTATTCCTCAACTTCTTTTGGATGTAAATAAAAATTATCAATATAGTAGATGACAGACTCTTGTAGTGTTTCTTGTTTTACTTGTAATCTATTGTTTAATTTAAACATCATCTTTAAGAATATGAATCATAGGAACCCATCCTATGCTCATCATCATTGATATGTCAGCCACATTATCATCAACTTCACCAGGTGTAAACTCTTTTACTGGTAAATTACCTTGACCAAACTTTTCTGCTAAACTTTTAACTGGAACTGATTCACCATATCCAATAGGAATAGGGCCTGTAAGTGTGCTAGGAGCAAGAAATCTTATGGCACTACAGACATCATGAACGTGAATCCAATCTCTTTTATGATTCGTCACATAAGTTGCCTTTTTGTCTCTAAGTAACCCATACATCATATTATCTCTAGTATCGGGGCCATAGACCGTTGTGAACCTCATTCCGACTGAATTAGGAGGAGCCATCTGCTCATTGATCCACTTACTCATAGCATATGGGTTCTCCCAATAATTACCTTCAACTGCACTTGATGATGCATATAGTAATCTAGTATCTGTTTCTCTACACCAATCAAACAGAGGTTTTGCCTTGACTACATTGTTAATATAGTATGCATCTGGAGACGCTATACTTTCACGAATGTCTGCCCATGCAGCAAGATGGATGACTAGATCAAAGTCACCACCCTTAAAACTTGATACGCAATCAGGATGATCTATGCCACGAACATGTGCATATCCTAGTTCTCTTCTCCAGTCAGCAAAAACATGCCGACCAATAAATCCTTTGTGCCCTGTAATTAATACTTTCATGTCACTGGCCAATCAATAACTTTTCTAATTTGTTCATTATACTTCCACACTTCTTTGAGCATGTCAGCATTTACACCGTGAGATTCCATCTGAACAATCAATGAGTTCAGATCTTTAGGAAAGCAGGTTCCACCAAATCCCCGATCATTATCTATACCAGGAACTTTAGTGTGTGACTTTCCTATTCTACTGTCTGCAGAAACTCCTTCACATACTCTATCATAATCCATTCCAACTGTCGAACATAAATCATATAACTTATTAAAATATGCTACTTTATAAGCGAGGAATGTATTAGAAAAATATTTAATTGTTTCGCTTTCATCCGAGGTGGTAATGATACTTGGGATATTAGGGAAATGCTTGTTAAAGAAACCAACAAAATCAGAGCATAACTCATCGTCTCCACCGACAATGTTTCTTTCTGAGTTGGCAAAATCTTGTATTGCATTTCTAGCTGTAAGAAATTCTGGGTTGTGAATTACATTATGACGTTCTAGATATTTCTTTGTTGTTCCAATTGGCACTGTAGATTTGATTACAAACGTTCCTGTTATATTATCTGGCAACTCTTCAAAAAAATTATCCAAGATTGATAGATCACATTCCCCACCATATCTCATAGGGGTGGGTAAACATACAAATATAAAATCTTGTTCTATTACTTCACTCAGTGTATTGAGTGATCTGTTCTTATCCGTGTCATATACTTTACACGGTGTCTTGTCTCTAAAGTTTTGGTAAACTGCATTACCAACAAAACCATTACCAACAATTCCAATCATGATATAATTCTACTAAATCCTTTATGTTTTTCAAATCGAATGTGATCTTCAAACTTGTCTTCCAATCCACTCTTGTGAGATATGATAAAGATGTTTGCATCCTTAATAACATACCTGATGATCTTTAAAAACTCTTCTGTTCCCGTAGCATCTAATGAACTATCAAACACCTCATCA